CTGACTAAGATGGCCAAGGGCGGCAAGACCAACGCACAGATGGGTGCAATGGGCCGTAACCTAGCCAAGATCGCCAATCAGAAGTCATCTTCGCGGGGTAAATAATATGGACTATAAACCAAAAACGGTGCCTATTGTGAAGAACAACTCAGGCTATCCTAACAACGTAGCTAACACTCAGACTGTGAAGACTCGCGGTACGGGTGCGGCTACCAAGGGTACACACAGCAGCAAGAAGCTTGGCTAATGAATTACGCTGAACTCGTCGAAGCAATTAAGGGTTACACCGAAAACGACTTTCCGGATACGGTAGGGTCGGGTGGACTCACTTCGACTGAGCAAATTGATATTTTCATCGTTAACGCCGAAGAGCGCATCTTCAACTCAGTCCAACTTCTGGACTTACGGAAGAACGTCACCGGCAGCGTGACCGCCAACAACAAATATCTTTCTGTTCCTTCGGATTGGCTTGCTACGTTTTCAATCGCGTTGATTGACGCAAATACTGGGTCGTACGAGTTCCTGCTGAATAAAGATGTGAGCTTTATTCGTTCGTCCTTCCCTAATCCAAATGTGACGGGACCGCCAACTCACTACGCTTTCTTTGATGTGAACTCCTTCATCCTTGGACCTACCCCAGACCAAAATTACGGCGCAGAACTTCACTATTTCTACTACCCGCCGTCGATTACGGTTGCAGGTTCGACGTGGTTAGGTGATAACTTTGAGAGCGTTTTACTTTACGGCGCGCTATTAGAAGCGTATACGTTCATGAAAGGCGAAGCTGACGTTATTGCTGAATACCAAAAGCGCTACAACGAAGCGATGGGTATGCTGAAGCAACTGGGCGAAGGCAAGAACCGTCAAGATATGTATCGGACTCCGCAAGTACGGTACCCAGTGAGGTAGTATAGATGTTTGATTTAGCAGCAGGTAATATCGGAAACGTTATGGTAATGACCTCGGATAACCGTGGGTTTACGCCTGAAGAAATTGCTGACCGCGCATTAGACAAGATCATGTACGTAGGTAGTCAGACACACCCAGCTATCCGCGATCAGGCCGAAGCTTTCCGAGAAAATATACGGGAAGTAATTGTGTTTTATATGCACGAAGCAATTCGGTCTCATAATGTAACTCTGGTAAGTAAATTTAAACAGGCGGGGCATCCAGAGCTAACCGCCATACTCGATATATAAGGAGGCCTTAACATGCCAATTACCCAAGCAATGTGCACTAGTTTCAAAGCTGAACTTATGCTCGCCGTACACGACTTTCGTGTAACAGGTGGCGACACTTTCAAGTTAGCCATGTACACTTCTTCAGCTACGATTGATGCAAACACGACGGCTTATTCGGCTACCAACGAAGTGACCGGCACAAACTACACGGCTGGTGGCGGCACGCTGACGCGTACCGGTGTCGGTACAACTAACTCAACGACTACCAATGGTACGGGTTTCACTGACTTTACCGACCTTACGTTCACCAATGCGACCGTTACGGCTCGCGGCGCTCTTATTTATAATACCACGCCGTCTGCTAACTCGAACGCGAACACCACGCTGACGAACGCTGCGGTATGTGTACTGGACTTTGGTTCGGATAAGACTTCGACGGCAGGCGATTTCACCATCGTTTTCCCAGCATTTGATGCTGCGAACGCAATTATTCGTATTGGTCAAGCTTAATAACATTAGTAGCGTAGCCGATAGCCAGCCATAATATAAACTACGGAACCCTATGTAATGCCACTTATTCTCGCAGACCGTGTCAAGGACACAACTACGACAACTGGTACGGGCACGATCACGCTTAGTGGTACGGCCCCTATCGGGTATGTTTCGTTTGGCACGGCTATCGGTAACGGCAATACTACGTATTATACTATTACGGCAGGTTCGGAGTGGGAAGTTGGTATCGGCACTTACACGGCTTCGGGTACAACACTATCCCGCGATACGGTGCTCGCATCAAGTGCAGGTGGTACGACCAAGGTTACCTTCTCCGCAGGTACCAAGGATGTCTTTGTAACCTATCCTGCTGGTAAGGCTATTTCGGATGGCTACGGCACACTGCCTGCCGCTAATGGCGGCACTGGGTTAACTTCACCCGGCACAGCAGGTAACGTCCTTACTAGCAATGGCACGGCATGGACGAGTGCAGCAGGCGGCCCCGCGTTTCAAGCTGTCGCTTCTGGAACGCTGGCAGACGGCTCAACGGTTATCGTTAATACTGACGGAACAGTGAGCGTGGCAGGCATAGTCGTTTTTTCAAGCCCGACCTTCGGTACTGCGACTGTGTTTGAGAGCGCAAATACCACATACATTTCCGCCACTTACGACAGCGTTTCTCAAAAAGTAGTCATAGCTTATCAAGACGCCGGCAACTCCAGCTTTGGTACTGCTATCGTCGGAACAGTCAAGGGCACCAACCTCACCGCTGAAAACTTTATCGGCTTCAGTAACGGTGCCTATACGAACGGCCAAACGGCTACTGTCCAAGTAGTGGGCGCTGTCGATGATGCGCAGACTGGCCTCACACCGGGACAGTCTTATTTCGTACAAACTACCGGAGCGCTAGGCTTGACGGCGGATAGCCCATCCGTGTTTGCTGGCACAGCTGTTGCAGCAAGCAAGATTATTGTAAAAGGATAAGCCCATGCAAACCATCGTTGAAAATTCTACTAACCTCTCTAAGTATCTGCTCGATGATACAGAAGTCGTTGTATTGAATGAGGACACCATCGTCGTTGGCGATCCGGCTGAGTTCATAATCGCTGACCTTAACGCCAGCACTGCAACCATATACGAAGGTATTACTGCCCCCGACGATTGGGTTGGTAACAAGTATACCTTCGACGGTACTGATTGGGCGCTGAACCCAGATTGGGTTGAGCCACAAGCTGCTGAGTGATGGCAAAACTAGGTCCTGTCAAATATCTCACGATCCACTGCGCGGCTACGCCAGAAGGGCGTCATGTTACGCATGAGCAGGTTACAGAGTGGGACAAGGCTAAGTTCGGCCAGACTAGCTACCACTGGGTTATTGAGGTTGATGGCTCTATGCACCGTACGCTGCGCGATGACCAAAAAGGTGCGCATGTAGGCAACGCAAACACAGGCAACATTGGCATCTGCTACATTGGTGGTATGGATAAGGGTATGAAACAACCTAAAGATACCCGTACAGATGCACAAAAGAAGTCGCTCCTTACACTCATTAGGACGTATAAGGGACGCTATCCGGGCATTATCATTCGCGGTCACCGCGACTGGCCCGGTACTAGAAAAGCCTGCCCATCATTTGATGTGGCGGCATGGCTTAAAGAAACGGGAGAATGATTATGGGTAAGTTTAAAGGTAAAAAGACTTATATCGTCGGTGCCCTTGGCGTCATTGGCGCTATTGCCAGCTTTCTTGTTGGTGATGCCTCTGCTATAGAAGCAAGTCAGATAGCTATTACGGCTATCCTCGGCATGACGATGCGTAACGCAATCGGCAGCGCAACTAACGGGTAATTTACCACCCTGTATGGTATTTACCTAACCGCAGCTTAGGGAGGGAGCTATAGTATGTTTGGCTTTACTCCCCTCTCTACTACACCGTTTAGTACTCTACCTAATGTATCTGTAAGCGTATCCGCCACAGGCGTAGCAGCCAATGGGTTTATTGGCACAGTTGCGTTTAGGTTCAGCTACCGAGTAACAGGCGTAGCAGCCAACGGGTTCGTCGGTACATCTACGGTATCGGCCAAAGCCAGAACTACTTTAACAGGCGTAGCAGCCGGTGGCTTCATTGGCGCAGTTACGATTAAGTTTGGTTACCTAGTCACAGGCGTAGCAGCCAATGGGTTCGTTGGTAATGAAGCAGTCTTAGCTAAAGCCCGAGTATCCGTCACAGGCATAGCAGCCAATGGGTTCATCGGTAACGAAACAGTTCTAGCCAAAGCCAACGTGCCTGTCACAGGCGTTTCAGCTACTGGGTTCATCGGTAACGAAACAGTTCTAGCCAAAGCCAACGTGCCTGTCACAGGCGTTTCAGCTACTGGGTTCATCGGTAACGAAACAGTTCTAGCCAAAGCCAACGTGCCTGTCACAGGCGTAGCAGCCAACGGCTTCGTTGGCACAGTTGCGTTTAGGTTTAGCTACCGAGTAACAGGCGTTTCAGCCAACGGGTTTATCGGCACATCTACGGTCTCAGCTAAGGCCCGCACTGCCCTAACAGGCGTCTCAACCAACGGGTTCATCGGTAACGAAACAGTTCTAGCCAAAGCCAACGCCCTACCTACGGGTGTTTCAGCTAACGGCTTTATTGGTACAACTGCGGTCTTAGCTAAAGCTAGCACTACCCTAACTGGCGTAGCAGCCAATGGTTTCATTGGCACCGCTACAATCTCGACTAAAGTAAGCACTACCCTAACTGGCGTAGCAGCTAATGGGTTTATCGGCACATCTACGGTCTCAGCTAAAGCCCGCACTACCCTAACTGGCGTAGCAGCCGGTGGCTTCATTGGCACGTCTGCGGTCTCAGCTAAAGCTAACGCACTGCCTACGGGTGTTTTAGCCAACGGCTTCATTGGCACATCTGCGGTCTCGGCTAAAGCTAACGCACTGCCTACGGGTGTTTCAGCCGAAGGCTTCATTGGCACAGCCACGATCTCGGCCAAAGGCATCACTACCCTAACTGGCGTAGCAGCCAATGGCTTCATTGGCACATCTACGGTCTCAGCTAAAGCCAACGCACTACTCACAGGCATAACAACCAACGGCTTCATTGGCACATCTACGGTCTTTGCTAAAGCCAACGTACCACTCACAGGTGTTGTAGCCGAGGGCTTCATTGGGGATGTCAGCGAAACCTTAGGCAATATAGATAACACGGCCCTCTTAGGTTTCTCGGGCTTCTCAGTCGTGCCCTTCTCAGGGGTGGAAACCGACCAACGATTCAACACAAACGTAGATGTCACAGACGTTTCGGCTAATGGCTTTATTGGCACATCTACGGTCTTAGCTAAAGCCAACGTGCCTGTCACAGGCATAGCAGCCGATGGTTTCATTGGCACACCTGCATTTAAACTGGGAACTAGTTTCTCAGTCACAGGCGTAGCAACCGAAGGTTTCGTCGGTACATCTACGATCTCAATTAAAGCTAACGCACTACTCACAGGCGTAGTAGCCAACGGCTTCATTGGCACCGCTACGATCTCGGCTAAAGCCAACTTGCCTATCACAGGCGTAGCAACCGATGGTTTCATTGGCACATCTGCGGTCTTAGCTAAAGCCAACGCACTACCCACAGGCGTAGCAGCCAATGGTTTCATCGGCACATCTACGGTCTCAGCTAAAGCCAGCACTACCCTAACTGGCGTAGCAGCCGAAGGCTTCGTTGGCACACCTACATTTAAACTAGGAATTAGTTTCTCAGTTACAGGCGTAGCATCCAACGGCTTTGTTGGCACCGCTACGATCTCGGCTAAAGGCCGCACTACCATAACAGGCATAGCAGCCAACGGCTTCGTCGGCACGGTTGCGTTTAGGTTCAGCTACCAAGTAACAGGCGTAACAGCCGACGGCTTCATTGGCACATCTGCGGTCTTGGCTAAAGCCAACGTGCCTGTCACAGGCGTAGCAGCCGACGGCTTCGTCGGTACATCTGCGGTCTTAGCTAAAGCTAACGTACCGGTAACAGGCGTAGCAGCCAATGGGTTAATCGGTACATCTGCGGTCTCAGCTAAAGCTAACGCCCTGCCTACGGGTGTTTCAGCCAATGAGTTTATCGGCATATCTACGGTTTCGGGTAAAGCCAGCACTACCCTAACAGGCGTAGCAACCGACGGCTTCATTGGTGATGTTAGTGAGGCCGTAGGCAACGTAGACAACACGGCCCTCTTAGGTTTCTCAGGCTTCTCAGTCGTGCCCTTCTCAGGGGTGGAAACCGACCAGCGGTTCAATACAAACGTAGATGTTACAGACGTCTTAGCCGAAGGCTTCGTTGGCACATCTGAGGTCTTAGCTAAAGCCGACGTGCCTGTCACAGGCATAGCAGCCGACGGCTTCGTCGGCACAATTGAGATTAAACTAGGAACTGGTTTCTCAGTCACAGGCATAGCAGCCGACGGCTTCGTCGGTACAACTACGGTTTCAGGTAAAGCCAACGCACTGCCTACGGGTGTTTCAGCCGACGGCTTCATCGGCACAACTACAACCCGTTCTAGCTACTCAGTAACTGGTGTTTCAGCCAATGGCTCTATCGGTACTGTAGAAGTACCTAGCTGGAACCCAATCGTTCCAGTACAAGACCCAGACTGGGTGCCTATAGATGACTCTCAGGCGGGTGTTTGGGTTACGATTGATGACACACAGGACCCAAGTTGGCAGGTTGTTATTAGCTCGCAAAGTACAGATTGGTCTGCTATACCCGATACGCAAATACCAAACTGGCAGGTGGTTGATGACACCTAAGCAGGTACACAGATGCAGGTCAGTGGTGGTAACACAGTAATCTGGACTCAGATACCGACGTAAGGAAAGAAGATGTCAAGCACATATAGCAATCTCAAAATCCAGTTAATGACCACTGGCGAGAACCTCGCCACGTGGGGTAACGTCACAAATGTCAACCTTGGGACTGCGCTTGAAGAAGCTATTGTCGGTTCAGCGGATGTTACCTTTGCTAGTGGCAACGTCACACTTACTCTTTCCAATGCAAACACGACGCAGACCGCACGTAACCTGCGCTTGAACTTGATCGGCACCACTGGCGGCTCGACACGCAATCTGGTCGTACCCAGCATTGAGAAGGTCTACATCGTCAACAACACCTGTGCAGACAGCGTGGTGGTTAAGACGACTGCGGGCACTGGCATCACGGTGCCTACTGGCAAGACTATGTGGGTTTACAATGACGGCGTGAATGTGGTGGACGCTACGACGCACCTGACATCGCTTACACTTGGAACGCCTCTTGCCCTTACCTCTGGCGGCGTAGGATCAAACACGGCTGCGGGTGCACGGTCTAACCTGAGCGCAGCTAAGTCTGGGACTAACACGGACATTACGTCGCTCCAGCCGCTGGCTTATGCTATTGAAACCGCCACAGTTGTAGGTTCGGGTCTGAGTGGCACTTTGACTATCGACGCGATTACGCAGTCGGTACTATACTATACCGGTAACGCATCGGCTAACTGGACGGTTAATGTACGTGGTAATAGCGGTACGACCATCAACTCACTGCTTTCTACGGGGCAGGCGATCACTATTGCGGTCTTTGCTACCATCAGCACCGTAGGGTATTACAATAATGTCTTTCAAGTTGACGGTGTGACCGTCACCCCCAAATGGCAGAATAGTGCGCCTGTCGTAGGCAACACCTCGAGTGTTGACGCTTATACATATACCATTGTGAAGACGGGTAGCGCAGCCTATACGGTCTTTGCATCGCTGACTAAGTTCGTCTAAGGAGCGCACAGTGCCGACAATCGTCACACGTGGAGTAGCAAGCGCACGAGGGGCTGGTACCTTTTCGGCTGCTCCTCCGCCTCCTCCGCCGACCCCGACTCCACCACCTCCGGGACCGCCTCCTGTTTTTCAAACGGTTACGTTTGGCGCTGGTACCAGTAGCATATGGACTGCGCCTACTGGCGTGTCTACGATTCTTAACCTTCAGGTTGCTGGTGGTCTGTATTCCGAGGTCCCCGGAGATTATGTGTACAATACTGTTTACGGAGCTGCCTACGTACCCAGCTCCGATCAACCGGGCTCACCCGGTGCGTTCTACACTTATGCGCAGGCAGGGGCGTATGCAGACGGCGTCCTAGCGGCAGCTAACTCAGGGGGTACCGGAGACCGGTACATAACTCTTGACCCGCTATTGCTAAGTTGGAATTCTTCTACGGGTGGTTATTTTACGCAGCCGAGTAACCCCCAAACTTACCTCGCTAATGGTGTAGCTGAACGCGTTCTCGGCCCGTGGGATAATCGTAGCAGTAGCCCAGTAGGTGGCCCGGGCCAACCTCCCGTTGAATGGGGTATCGGCTTTTTCGTTTATACCCCCGGCGGCGAGTTTCCCGGCACCCCATCCTCCGCCTTTGGGCGCACCGCAGCAGGCACGACGTCGGCAGGGCAACCGCAAATTATAACTAGTGCTTCTTCTGTTTCGGTTACGCCGGGACAAGCGTACCAGATAATCGCTGGTGGTGCGAGCGGCTACGTCACTTTCCAGTTTAGTCAGCAGTAGGAGCTAATAGATGCCATTCATCAAGCTCCAGTTTAAGCCCGGTGTAAACCGCGACCAGACCGACTACTCGAACGAGGGCGGTTGGCGCGAGTGCGACAAAATACGTTTCCGCTCTGGATATCCAGAGAAGATTGGTGGCTGGCAGAAAGCTACGTCTGCTCAATTCCAAGGCGTGTGCCGTCAGATGTGGAACTGGGTCACGACCTATTCCGATAACCTCATGGCGCTTGGTACGCATCAGAAGGTTTTCATCGAGAATGGTGGCTACTACAATAACATCACCCCACTGCGTCTGGTTGACCCTACGCTTGACACACCGGACACTGACAACTGCGTCTACACAGATACCACTGCGCCTAATGTGGTAACCATCCAGTTACCGGTGGCACACCTTGCCGAAACAGGTGACTTCGTAGAAATCTCAGGTGTAACCGGCACTATTGGTGGTGTGCCTGCGGACGAGATTAACGGCAACCACGAGATTACTGTGGTTACTGGCCTGACTTTCACGATCCCTGTTACAAGTCCGGTCACCTCAAACGTCTCTGGTGGAGGCGGTACTGTTATTATCATCGACTTCGAAATCCGCCCCGGATATCCAATTACCACAGAAGGTTATGGTTGGGGTACAGGCACGTGGTCGCGTGGGGCTTGGGGTCTTGGTTCGACTGAGCCGGTCTTCTTCCCGCAGCGCGACTGGTGGTTCGATAACTTCGATAACGACCTCGTCATGAATATCCGCAATGGGGCTGGTTACTGGTGGGTTCGCGGTGCTACTCCCGATCCGGGCACGGCGCTTGCCACGCGGGCTATTACGCTACAGAAGTATGCGTTTGACTGGGCTACGGCGACCAGCGCGCCTGTCTATACCCCTACGGAATATGCAGAAGCAGTACCAGTTAAGATTATGCAGTTGCTCGTGTCTCAGCAAGACCGGCATCTTATTGCCTTTGGCGCTGTGCCGTTTGGCTCAACGAACCCTGACGATTTCGACCCGATGCTTATCCGTTGGGCTGACCAAGACACTCCTGAAGACTGGATTCCGCAGCCGACCAATACCGCAGGGGACATCCGGGTATCGCGTGGCTCGCGCATCGTACGCGCTATGCCATCACGTCAGGAAATCTTGGTCTGGACGGATAGCCACCTGTTCACGCTCCAATTCCTCGGCACGACAGACGTGTTCGGCTTGCAGGAATATGCTGACAATATCTCCATCATCTCATCACGTGCGGTGACAACGGCAGCTAACATTACCTACTGGATGGGCCAAGATAAGTTCTATGCCTATACCGGGCGCGTCGAAACGCTACCATGCACACTGCGCAATCACGTGTTCCAGAACATTAACATCTCTCAGTCCGATCAGGTTATCTGCGGCACCAACGAGCAATGGAACGAAGTCTGGTGGTTCTACCCAGCAGGTGATAGCGACTATAACAATGCCTATGTGGTCTATAACCACCTTGAGCGCATCTGGTACTATGGAACAATAGAGCGCACCGCTTGGTTAGATACAGCACTGCGCCGCTACCCACAGGCCGCAAACACACCACTCTCTGATTTCTCAGCGGGGCAGACTTACAACCACGAGGACGGCATCGACGATGATGCTGATCCAATGCTATCCTATATCCAGTCGTCGGACTTCGACTTGGCTGATGGCGACCAGTTTATGCTTTGCAGACGCATTATTCCTGACGTTGGGTTTAGCGGGTCCATAGCTAATGATGCTAGTGTCACCATGCAAATCCGCTCGCGTAACTTCCCCGGTTCTGCGCTTTCTAACAACGTGGCGGACTCAAAGCCTGTCATCGAGACTTCGGTAGACCAGTACACCGATCAGGTCTTCCTGCGTGCCCGTGCGCGCCAGATGGCGCTTAAAATCCAGTCTGAAAATCTTGGTGTGCAGTGGCAGTTGGGTGCCCCGCGCTTGGATGCCCGTGAAGATGGTAAACGCTAATGGCACTAGATAGATTCAAAGCCGCTCCACTACCTAACCCACCGTCACATTACGACCCGCAGTATATACGGCAGGTTATTCGCGTTATAGAAAACTACTTCTCGCAGTTAGACTCGCGCACCCCAAACAATGCGCAGAAATACACAGCGGACTTCTTCTACGGAAGCGGCATCGGTCTGACGTTCCCACATAATCAGTTTACTAGTTTAGTTGACCAGTCAGCAGCAGCCGTTGATGTGGCTTACCCAGTTAAGTTAGAAGTGACGTCGTTTACCGATGATATATCTATAACAGGCGTTAATAACACGCGGATCACCTTTGCCGCCCCCGGCATCTATATGCTGATATATAGCTTGGCGTTTAAGAACACGACGAATGACACCCAAGAAGTAGACGTATGGTTCCGGTACAACAACGGCACCACCACAACGGATGTCGCTAACTCAAACAGCCGGTTTACAATACCGCCCCGCAAATCTTCAGGCACACCCTCTTACCTTATCGCGGTTACACCATTTAGTGGTTATGCAGAGGCAGCGGGCGTATGGGTCGAAGTTATGTGGCACACAACCAGCACAAGCGTAGTTATGGAGCATCTTCCAGCAGTTGCGTACTCAGCAGGTGTAACACCTGCACATCCGGGTACACCTTCGGCTATTGTCGAAGCGTTCTTTGTATCGAAGGCCACGTAAGAATGGTGTTTAGTTTTGAACAGATTGCCGCTATAAGCGTAGTGATAAGGTAGGGATAAGGGATAATGGACTACAACGCAGCTTCACCTATGGGCAACCCCCCACAGCTAGGCACACCCATACCCGGCACTACGGGTGGTCTTCCTACGCAGGGTGGGCTGAATGTGGCTCAAAACCCTATGGCGCAGCAGTTGCAGTCGCAAGGTCGCGGCGAAGACTCTATGCTTATCCACATGACACCAGACGAGGTTAACAGCCTTCAAGGTCTGGCTATGGCACATGGCGGCTCACTTACTATTAACCCGCAAACAGGTCTGCCTGAAGCTGGCTGGCTTGGCAAACTTCTCCCAACTATTCTTGGCGCAGCCCTAGCGGCTACTGGCGTCGGTGCTCCCCTTGCTGCTGGTATCGTAGGCGCAGGTCAGTTCGCACGTACTGGTAGCTTGAAGAAGGGCTTGATGGCTGGCCTCGGTGCCTTTGGTGGTGCTGGTATGGCTGGTATGGCTGGTGTTGGTGGTTCTATCTCACACAACGCAGCTGGGTTACTTGGCGACAAAGCTGGTTTCTTTGGTGCTAATATGGGTCTTGGTGCTGCTGTACCGGCAGCGCAGCTTGCGCCAGTCGCCGTCACTCCTGATACTCTTGGTAATCTTGCTAATACACCAGTAACACCAACAGTAAACATCCCAGCATCCGGCATTGCTGGTGGTCCGGGGGCTACTACATTAACTGCACCGACCGTAGCGCCTACGGCGGTTAACCCTATGCAGGCAGCTATAAACAGCCCAGAGTTTGCTCGGCAGTTCGCTAACTCTGTAGGCAATATGCCACCTCCGGTAATGAAAGGCGCAGAGTTCACAGGCGGCTTAGGTTCGCGCTTCGCTCAAGCTACACGTGCAGGTCTACCTGCTGGTACTCCGGGCATTATCTCTAAAGCTGCTCCTATGTTGGGTGTTTCAGGCATTACGAGTGGTATCTCCGGTGCAATGGCCCCAAAACAAGGCACTATGGGTGATGACGGCGTCATAGATAATTCCTATGCTGGTCCGTACACTGCGCAGAAGCGCAATGCTACTTTCGCAGACAACACCGAAGACCTTCTTAAGTCGTCCAAGGAGCGTCGCTACTTCGACGTAGGTATGCCTGAAGTTTATAACATGCAGGGCCAAGTCGTACAGCCGGGTTCCAGCACTGCGCGGGGCACACCCATACTACAAAATGTCCTGAACCCTAACGCTAAGAAGGGCCAGAACCGCTACAACCAGATACTCACTCCGTATATGGTAGACCCCCAACAAGACATGGGCTACGCCGATGGCGGTGAAGTAGATATGAAGAACGGCTCTTTTGTCGTTGATGCTCGCACTGTATCAGAGCTTGGTAACGGCAGCAGCAATGCAGGTATGGAGCTTCTGTCTCGTATGGGCGGACGCCCCCTGCAAGGGCCCGGTGACGGGGTAAGCGACTCCATTAAAGCACGTATCGGTGGTAAGCAGGAAGCACGTGTCGCCCGCGACGAAGTGTTATTCCCGCCAGAGGCAGTTAAGCGCTTAGGCGGCGGCAACCCGAAGAAGGGCACTGCCAAGCTGTACTCACTTATGAACAAGGCGCACAAAGCCCGCAAGAAAGCGGACCGTGGAGAAGATACTAAAGTGCGGCGTGGGCTTGCATAATGCAAGTTACTTTAATTCCTACCGAACATGTGAGTGAGTTATGGCCTCGCATCTTCCCACACTTGAGTAAAGCTGCGGAGTATACGTTTGGTCGGTATGAGCCTGAAGATATCCTCGACTCGGTTACGCAGTATGACCATCATCTCTGGGTTGCATTTACAGGCGAAGAGATAAAAGGTATTACAATAACCTGCTTTAAGCAGTACCCACGTATGTTATGCCTTGATATGGTATTTTGCGCAGGTGATGAAGGTATGGAATGGAAAACTCCTATGCTTAAAATGTTGCAGCACTGGGCGCACGATAATGACTGTGAACGGATCGAATCTTCTGGTAGGATCGGTTGGTCAAAGATTTTTAAAGACGATGGATATAAAGCACTTTGGCAGGTATATGAATTGCCGGTCGCAGATGCAGGACTAGGAGCGTAATATGGGCGGTGGTGGCGGTAGCAATCAAGTACAAAAGTCGGAGGTTACTCAGTCAACCCTCCCCGAATACGCACGCCCCTATTTCGAAGGGCTGATGCAGCGGGCAGGCACGACGCTAACAACTGACTACCAACCCTACGGTCAAGAGCGCATAGCTGATTTCACGCAGCAGCAGCGTGGAGTCCAACAGAATATCCTAGGTATGCAGACACCGGGACAGTTCGGCAATGCTAGCACGCTTGCTACCGCTGCGGGTCTTGGTTCTTTGGAGGCGGGGAAGTAT